CGCTATATCCCCAATAAGCTCATCTCGTTGCTTCTTGTACTCTTCACGATCTTTTAATGCTTTGTGAAGTTTATCTAATAACTTGTTAGAGTTAGTACAAAGATTTTTATATTGTTCATCTGATAAGGTGAACGTCATCTCATAACCTCCAATAGCATCTCATTTTCAAAAATATTTCCAACAATTTCAATAATATCGTCATTTTCACTTAGTAATTCAGTTACATTGCTAAAAGTTATATAAAAGGCTCCTTCTTTAAACTCGATAAAACTTACTTCTCTCGAATAACAATCTTGAACAATATCCCCTTCATAAATCTCCACACCGTGCACATCTTTAAATCCTGTGTATTGTAATAGTTTTACTTCATTGAAACTTTTATAACCTGTTGAAATCAAAATGTACCCACTATTAAAATCGATTTCGTCAATAATACTCATAACTTTTTTATCTTTATCCCAAGCTTTAAATTTCAACATCATACTAGCAACTCCCCATCTTTCCAGATTAACGTCATAGTTAGGTCGTCGTTTAAGATATAGTATGCTTTAGTAGGAAAAAAATTGTCGTCTTCAAAACGTTCGTTCAAACTGATACCTTTGTGTAATAAGGATTTATAGACTCCTTCTTGAATCTCATATACCTCTAACAACCTATCAAACTTAGTCTCTTCCGTTACTTCTTTTTCAATATCAACTATGAAGGGGATATCAATTGGAATAAAACTTGACGTCGAACACTTATTTGTATTTGGATGAAAACGAACGAATCCATCACTAAATCCTGTTGAAAAAAATATTTTTCCTTGTGATAGATCCGGATTTTCTCGCGCCCACTTAATTAATTCATCTAGTCTCATTTCTTTTTTTACTTTGATTTTCATTTTTACATCTCCTTAAAATAAAGTTAGTTGCTTCTGTTCCTCATATTCCAAACCATGTTGCTTTATATATATTTCGAGCTCTTCCGCTGTATCAAATGTCTTTTTCACGCCTTGCCAACCTGGTACGATATGCCCATGAAAGTAATAAGTGCCGTTTACTACATGGATATGAGCCACTCGCTCGTTATCCTGATACAGATATCTCTTAGAGCCGAAAAAATGTTTTAAGTATTCTTTACGTCCGCTATCTGTCATGGTCATCACTCCCACAAGTCAAATACTCTATCGACGTAAAACTTCGCCTTTGCTAAATCCTCATGACCATTCTTTAACGGTGCTCTAGACAAGTATTTGATTGCATTACCTATTGCGAATGCTAATTGTGGTGGATACTGTGCCGTAACTTGTTCGATGAAATCTATAATTTCAATGTCGCCGTATGTGTAATGCGCAGGTTGTTTAACATTGTCTTGTGTTTCATTCATATCTACTTTTCTGTTACTGATTATGCTCATTATGCTTCACTCCATTTCTTGAACATTTGGTTATAAGTGACATCGAACCAGTACGGATCACGTGAATGTTTTTGAGGTACATTAAACAAATGTGGCTTCTTCTTACGTAGCTCAGCCTCTTTCTTTCGCTCTCTTTCCAATTCACGTTCGAGTCTCGCTTGTTTAATCTTTTCCATTTGTTTCATTTCTCTATATTCTTTTAGGTGCATGCCATAAGGCGCGTCTAAAGCTTCTGAAAACTCCCAACAACCTCTTACACGTTTAGAAACAATTCCAGCATTTATCCCACGCTTTGCCATTATTTCTTTTTTCAAAATTGTTAAATTTATATGGTTTATTATTAATGATTACAACACTGCCCATTTATTCCACCTCTACATTTACATTTCTAATTTTTAAATTGTCATACTCTAGTATTTCGTCTGGATTGTTATATAAGTAATCTGCCAACACTTCTTTTTCTTTATCCACATCATCGAAATGATGATATTCAACTTCTGTAGGTATTCTTATATCAATCGTTGCATTTATATATGCTTGTTGTTGCATTAAATCACTTCATTTTTCTTTTTCTTTTACGTCTGACTTTCACTAAGTCCTCATATACCATCCATTCTTGACCTGTGTATTTAGGCGCTTTACATATCCACGTTAAATTCACATCTCTATACTGATATCTGAATATCTTCGCTTTGATGTTGGCAACTTCAGTCGCCTTACCTTTAACGTCTACAACTTCAACCAGTTTCCCTTCCTTCCACAAAGAGAAATCAGCTATATACGTAATCGGTCTTTGTTTCCCAAATTTAGGTTGTAGTTCGAATTTCGGTTGTATTTCGATACGATCATAGTTAGTGCCATTCATATTACTTTCTAAATATTGGTAATATTCACACTCTACTTTGCTATCAAATACAATTCCTTTGTACTCAACTTTCTTAGCGTTGTATTTACTCATCGTCCACCTCTAAATATCAAATATCGTTGCTTGTAAACCTAGCTCTTGCTCATATAGAAGCCCGTGAGCGCCTTTGAATCGTTTTAGGTCACTATCAGTCATAATTTTCTTTTCGTCGCTGAAATAGGCTCCTGTGAGCGAATAAACTTCATTTACGTTGTCTTTATACTTGATGACTTTGATATCTTCCGTGCCATCTTCTCGGTATAAGTAATATTTTTCTTTCGGCATTTTTAACACTCCTTAATATTCGACGATTGCGGGTCTTTCTTCTTTTTCTTTCAACTTATCATCAATAAGTTTTTTAAGTTTCTCTTGGTCTCCGTTTGCAAAATCAATCATCTTTTGAGCATATACATCTCTACAATGTAATATTTCTTTTATATTTTGTTTTGTGATTACCACGCATCTCGCTCCCTGAAATCGTCTCCGATTACTCTTACTTTTCTTGCTCTTTTTTTCATTCTCGAATTTATACGTTGCCAGTTCATATTTTGATTTAGTTCTTTATCACTAAAGTTAGTTGTAAAGATGTTGTTTTTACCTACTCTGTTATCAACAATGCTGAAAAGTTTATTTATAGTGTGTTCTGTGTTTTCTACACCCATATCATCTAGTACAAGTAAATCAATCTCACTAAGTAATTTGACTAGTTCGTCTGTAGTCTCTACTGCATTTTTGTTGTATGTCGCTTTGATACGATCCATCAACATTGGTATATGCATAAAAGCAACTGTATGCCCTTTAGCTTTAACTGCTTTTGCGATAGCGTATGCTAGGTGGCTTTTACCAGTTCCGTATGAACCTTGCAATATTAATGATTTTGGTTCTTTTGTAGAGAAGCCTTGTACGTACTCTATTGCTGTTTGTTTAGCGTGTACTTGTTTTTCATTTTGTGGCTTATAGTTGTTAACTGTTGCATCTCTTAGAGACGGATTAACATTTGATTGATTGAAAATATAATCAAGTTTCTTTTGTTTATTCCTTTTGTATTCTTCATAAGCCAATCTTTGAATTTCACATTCGCAACCGTCTTTGTATTCATATCCATTTTCAAACTTATATAAGTCATATTGATGCCCGCATTTATCGCAATTCTGTCTTAGTATTACTTCGATTGGTTGATATTTTTTTAAACTTTTGTTTATTTTTTCGTCAAATAATGGTTTCATAACTTCCTCCTAGTCCCAATAACTTTCGTCGTACTTCATGCGTTCTAATTGATCCGTGCCAGTTGGTTGTATTTTTTGATTGAGGTACCCCTCAAATTTATTGCCAAAAAGTGTTTCTGGTCTAAGGTATTTATCGCTATCCGTGTTTAACCATTCAGCTGTTTTGATATCAATCACCTTTTTAAAATCCTCCAACCTAAAATCTTGATTCCATCTTGCTTTAATAAAATCTTTTGTTTTAGCTGTATTATGTTTAAAATGCTTTCCTGCTTTTTTATTTAAGTATTCGATAATTTCTTTATAGGGAATGGAAGACACCGTCGGGTTGCCCGACAATATACTTCCTTCATTATTAGTATTGTTATTATTAGTTAAATCATTATTAGTACTATTATTATTAGTAGTACGCCCTTTTCGGTTTTCCGTTTTTCCGTTTTCCGAAAACCCGTTTGCCGATAATCCGTTTTCCGAAAATGGCATTTCGGTTGGTTTTTCGTAAACTAAGTATTCAAAACCTTTAAACACACCGTTTTCAGCTCTTTTTTGTATTCTGTGAACATATTTATTATCCATAAGTTCTTGAACGCCACTATTGATTGATTTTTGTCCATCATTCATATGTTTAACTACTTCTGACGTGTATATTTGCCAATTGTCAGGACGACTCAGGAAATACAATAATATCCCTTTAGCTTTAGCACTTAAATTACTATCGAACACAAAAGATTTATGCACAGTTACAAAATCGCCACTTTCTTTTATCGTTCTAAATGTTGCCATTTTTTTATCTCCTTTCTGTTATAATTAATAAAAATATGATTAGGAGTGAATAACTTGAAAAAATGTTTCATTGCTTGCCCTATAGGTACTGATGATTCTAAAGTAAGAAGAAACTCTGATTTTCTTTTACAATCCATCATAAAACCTGCTTTAGAATCAGATTTTGAAATCCAACGATCTGACCTTATATCATCGACCAATAAAATCACTGATGAAATAATTGGTGGATTAACGAATTCTGAATTAGTTATTGTAGATTTGAGTACGCATAACCCGAACGTATTTTATGAATTAGGTTACAGACACGCTCTAGAGAGACCAACAATTACTATGATTAACAAAGATGAGAATATCCCTTTTGATGTTAGCGCTTACCGTACAATTTACTACAGCGAATTATACGCGGATGTAGTAAATGCCAAAGACCAACTTAAAGAAACCATCAAAACATTTACAGATAATGATTTCAATTTTGAAAATCCAGTCAATAAGTATAATAATATCGATAATGAATACGGTGTTTTAAATAGACATTTGTTAGATATAAAAAGCGATTTATCCGAATTAAAAGAGTTTCTACCTTCAGTGACCAAACAAGACCCTGATATTCCCGCTGATTCTATGGTAAGAATGATGGAACTTGCCGTTCAGTATCCGGATCAATTTGAAAGATTGATGGAATTGCAAAACAAAAACAGTCAATAACCCTTCCCTTTTAAGAAGCCCTCTAGATATTTAATTCGGGCTTCTTTTTCACGCAATTGTTTTTGTTGATATTTTATATAGTTAATAGCAAAGCGTATTAATATTTTGTTCATTTCTCTTTCTCTCCTTTCAGCATTTTATTGAGCCTCTCATCAACTTTTAGCCATGAGTCATGCAAGTGATATTTATCATCAAACGACTTAACGCCAATCGCATGTTGCTGGTTATGATGTTCGCGACATAACGCTAATACATGTTTGTTGTAGTGATTCATTTTGTTTCTGTTCATTCCTCTGCCGACTGCTTCATAATGCGCTAGGTCTGCGTGAGGCTTTCCACAAATTACACAGTTGCGGTTAACAGTTGACCAGTATAAGAGCGATTTATCTTGTTTCAGCAAGTCGCTTGTTTTGTAGCTAAGTGGTATGTCATTGTAGAACGTCCAGTCAAGCGTTGCTTCAATGATTTGACTTGCTTGTGTTCTCGTACAATTACTTAGTGAAATACGTTCATCATAGCCGTAGTAAGTCCTTACATACTCGATGAACATATGTCGCATATAGTCCATTGGTTGACCTGTATATTCTTCTATGTCTTTGACAAGCGCGAATATTTTTCGTCGTTGCTTGCCGGTAATTTGAAACGGATCTATGACGCTTACATCGACTTCCACATCAAATCCGTTATCAAGTAGTAATGTTTCTTTATTGCCTAATTCAACACCCGAGATGACAACTGTTGTTGTACCGTCATCTTGAGTGATATAACTAGTAATTATTGGCATCTAATCATTCCAATCAGAACGGTAAGTCATCATCAATAATCGCAGTGGTATTATCAAAAGGATTATTACCAGTTTGAGTTTGTCTTTGTTGATGATAATTGTTGTTTGGTTGTTGGTTGCTATTCTTCGGTTCTAAGAATTGAACACTGTCCGCTGCTACTTCTGTAACAAACACACGTTGCCCGTCTTTGTTTTCATAACTGCGTGATTGTAAACGTCCATCAACGCCAGCCAATGACCCTTTGGATAAATAATTATTTACATTTTCTGCTTGTTTTCTAAAAGTTACACAGTTAATAAAGTCTGCCTCACGTTCTCCTTGAGCGTTAGTAAATGTTCTGTTAACTGCGATAGTGAAAGTGGTAACACTCACACCATTTGGCGTTGTTCTATATTCTGGATCTTTTGTTAAGCGTCCTACTAATACTGTTCTGTTTAACATTATTGTTTCTCCTCACTATCCAATTGTTTTAATCCCGCATCTAATTTTTGGTGTGCTTCTGCGATTTGTTTTTGACTTAATTTATTAATGTTAGATATTTTTAGCCATCTCATCGTTTTATCGATAGTTGCATCTCGCCCTTTTTCTTGAGATAAGTTCACGAACTGATTGATACGCTCTTCTAATTCTGTAATATCGTTGTCACTTGCACTTGGTAGTTCCTCGCCGTTGTAGATATATAAGCCTAAACCGTGTAAAGCCGAAGCTTTAACGAAGCATCGTTTTTGCGCTTTGTTGATATCAAAAGTTGTTGCACTACCTTTAGCAAGCGATTTGTTTCTAAAGTCCAATACTGGAAGCCATTCAGTCTCTGTACTATCTTTCACAGTCACAGATACCTGTACAAAATAGCCCTCTGGTGTTGCCAAATAAGGTACAAAATAATTTTCTGTGTTAATATCTGGATGTGGAAACTCGTGCACTTTTACTGTGTAGTTTGGGTCAATCTTTTTCAGCTCTTGGTGTGCATATGACCATGCTAGATAAGTTAATCCATTTTTTTGTTCTGTATGATCATTCACGTTTTTACTGTTCAACTGTTCAAATAATGTTTGTTCAGTCATGTTCTACCTCCTCGTACTCAATAGTTTCTGTCACTGTTTTCTTGATTGCTTTGTGATAATCCATATTGATACTCGCTTCTTCCATACCGTTAAACTCCCTAGCTCTATTTCTATTTGTGGAGTAACTAATATCTGAATTGTTATCGGTTGGTTTGTTAGTTATATAAATTGGCATATCCCTATGACGAATGATATAAGTTACAGTCTGCTTCATAGCGACCTCCTACCATCTCATGACTAAGTTAATTAGCCTGTCTCTTTCGTCTGTGTTCTCTTCAATCCATTCATAAATAGATTGATTTAATATGTCTAATGCTGTGTATAGATCATTCTCATCTGTTATATTTATACTGTCGATAAATCTATCTTCTAAATCTAAGACATTCACTAGAATGCTGTAATCTTGTTTCTTAACTGCTAATTTAAAATCGAATCCGTCTACATTAATTACTTTTTGACATACATCGCCAATTTTGTAGTACATTGTTGACACTTCCTTTATTTCGTTTTATATTGAATATGCATTAATTTTCTAATTGTTTAGACTGTTACTCATTGCCGTGAGTAACAGTTTTTTTATTCTTCATAAAAGTATTCCTTATAAAATATGAATGTTGCGATACTTGCGAATCCCGCAATCGACCATGCAGTAGTGAAGTATAGAAACGGCATAAGTACAATTGCTAAGACTGTAAAGCACAGTACTGCTACTAGGTAGCTTTTATAAATGTTGCTCATTTTATTCTCTCCTTATATATTTCATTGAAATGCTCATCGACGAATTTATTCATCTTTCTTGCGTTAAATCTCCAGCGATTAAAATTCTCATCTGGGTAATGCACAATTCCTTGCGCTCTTAGTTCTTTTTCAAATCTAGGATGAAATAGTAATCTGTCCTTGATAGTCTCATCAGATGCAATTTTTAATTTCTTCTTTAAGTCACTCATGTTCCATACAGGGTCTAATGAATAACCAATTAGCTCATCATATTCATCTTTTGTGATAAGTACATGTGTTTCAGGTATTGGAACTGTTACGTTTAAAATATGTGGCATTTCTATCTTTCCTTTCGTGTATAATGTTGTTATCTCCTAGTGAAAGGAGGTGATATTGGTGTATATTGATCCTTTAAAAAATGTTCGTTTTTCTATTAATAACGTAATTAGTAATGTTGAAATTTCTAAAAGTATGGCAATTAAACAATCTTTAAAACCTAAGTACCAATTAGATATAATTAATAGAAACAACATAAATTTATTTTCTGACTTCAAAGTAGACTTTCATCTAAACAACTTAATTGAAATGAATTTTAATTTGCGTAATTCTTTTTCATCTCTAACATTTCAAAGAAATTTATTTTCTGAAGAAACGATAAAATCTTTTAAGGAACTCTATAGGTTTGATGATGAGATTGTACTTCAAGCACAACAGACCATTAGAGATTTTTATATCAATCCAACTGCTATCTCTACTTTGGCTGAAGCCATCAATTCGACCTATCCAATAAATGAGCAAAGTACCTACAAGAGACACGATGAATTTGTCAAACGTATCGAAAATGATTTTCCACATCCTTTCAAAAAGTTAATAAGATGGTCTAATGGCATTGCAGCAGGTGCTGACATTCAAATCTTTGTAACAAACTATATAAACGAGAACGATTTACATATTCAAAATTCATTGATAGTTGCTATAGTTTGTTTATTAAGTTTTTTATCGACCTATTGTTCACATTCTAAAAAGTAATAATAAGGCCTAATTTAGTTAACCTTCTTTAACAACTCTGCAACTGCTCGCAACAATTCAGGGTTGTTACTTCTTTCTAAACAGTAACTAGCATGCTTTAGTAATTTGAGTTTTAATTTATTTTTTTCTTTCGCGATTCTAAATTTTTGTAACATTTGTTATGCCTCCTTTGCATTTCCAAAAATTTAATCTAACTTAAATTCTTTTCCATCTATTAATCCATAAAAGTTATTTTTTAAATGCGGATGTCTTTCAAGCGTCATTTCAATAAAACGCGGGTCTATCATTAAGTCGTAGCCATCGTTGTATTGAATATTAACGGGTCGTCTATTACCTTCTTCGTCATAGTAGTAATAGATGACTTTTTTGTTTTGAGCTTGCATTGTTCGTTCCTCCTATTAAGATGTTTGTTTTTCTCCTAAAAACTTATTAACAAAGTATTGTTGTCCTTTGCCTGTTACTTTTGGCGTCTTACTAATTGATGTGTGACCGTCCGAATGTGTGATTGATGTTTCTTTAATTTCGAATAACTCACGTTCCATTGAATACTGTGTAGGCATGTTATAATCCACACCCTTGCGTTTAATAAGGAATCCGTTTTGACGTAACCACTCAAACAATCTGCGTTGCCCGATGTTTATACCGTTTTGTTTAATGATCTTTGCTAACTCTCCAACTAAAATTGATGTCTTAGTAGTAGCTACTGCATCTGCAAATACAATTTTTGGTTTATCACGTTCAATCTTTGTTTCTAATTGATTGATTGTGTTGTTAGCAATTTTTAAAGCACGTTGCATAATCATTTCTGGACTGTTCCATGCTTTCTCTACTTGGATGAAATACTCTCTAAAATCAAAACCTTTTTCTGTACCTGACATCATCGCAACATGTTTAGCTACATCAAGTGTTAAAGCATAATCTTCTAGTTGTCTTACAGCTCCGTTATTAACAACCGTACTTGTAAGTACACTTGTAAAATCCCTATTTTCTTTGAAATGCTTCAAGTTAATTTCTGCCCAAGCGCTAAAACGCTTTTTAACTTCCAAAGCTTTATATAACTCTCTTGCACTTATTGCGATTTCTCCATTTTCTTTTTCTTGTATGTTGAACATTTCGCCGATGTTCGATTTTGTTTTTAATGCTTGCATATTGTTTATGCTCCTTTCGTGTATAATGTTGTTATCAACCTAAGGAGGTGATAAGTATGGACATAATCGCGATTTGTATCGCAATTTTTAGTTTCTTACTGACTGCACTTAAATATTATTTAGACTATATGAAAGATTCTCTTAACATCGATGTTATACCTACCAGAAGCTTTAATTACTTGGTCGATGACAAATCAAGTTACAACGATATAACATTTATTAATTTCACAAAGTTTCCCATTTCTGTTATTGACGTTGAATTTGATATTAAAAATAAAGTAAATGAACAAAAAACGTTCAAACCTATACGATATAAAGATAAAAACTACTCCATTCCATTTACTTTAGGACCTTATGAAAGTGTAGAATGTACTTTTTTGCTCGAAGAATATCCAGTGATATGGGAATGGGATGTGACTATCAAAGTCACTACCAACAAAGGAATCTATATAAAGCCTGTTATCATAGAATCGCGGACAGAACACCGAGAATCAGAGCCACAAGTGACAGAGTTAACATCAGCAAATAAGGTAAGTGCTCTTTCCAACCCCAAGGATGGTTTTTTAAAGAAGTTTTTATATCATTTAAAACCTTAAACATTTAAAATCCTCCCTTTCCGTCACTCTTTAATTGGAGTGGCGTTGATTTTTTCGTCTAACTTTTTCAATGCTAATTTGTAAATAACTGAAGCATGTTCGGTTTTAAAATGAGATTCAGCAATAATTTTCAATGTTTCTAATTTATTTCTTGCATCACCGTATGTGGTACTTTCTGATAGAACACCTTCTAAAATTTGTTGAACTCGATAATCTAAAAGTTTTAAGTCTTTATTGATGCATTGTTCGACACACTCTTCTTTGGTTAACGTGATTTGTTCCATTGTGTCCCTCCTTAAGTTCATATAACATGAACTTTTTCTTTAAAAAAATATAAGTGTATTTTCTCTACCGGTATATCTAGTAGTTGTATAGCTTTCCATATTTCACTGTCTTTCCAACCAACTTTACCGTTGAGTTTTAAGGATAAACTTCTCTCTGACAATTTCATAGCAATTGCAAAATTGTACTGAGTGCCATACTTTTCTACTATTTTCCCGCTCAAACGTGAGTAGTCGTAACACATAAAAGCACCTCCTCTCAAGTTCACGTATCATGAACTTAACTATACTTTACACCTTGTTTTGAATCAAGTCAATACAAAAATTCATGATTTATGAACTTTTTTGTTGAATTTTTGTTCAACAAGCTTTATTATGAAGTTATCAAACGGAGGTGCACTAAATGAGAGAAAAAGTTTCAAATAGACTTAAACACATTATGAAAATAAGAAACTTAAAACAAGTAGATATCATTAATAAATCGAAACCTTATCAAAAGAAACTAGGTATATCTTTAAGTAAAAGCACTTTATCTCAATATATTAACGACGTACAATCACCCGACCAAGATAGAATTTACCTACTTTCTAAAACTCTGAACGTTGGTGAAGCGTGGCTTATGGGGTATGATGTAGATTCTTATCGAGTTCCTGATGAAGAACGTCAAGATGAAACGATAATGTCAAAAATCAATAACATATTTTCTCAACTCACACCTCCCCGCCAAGAAAACGTACTTAACTATGCAAATGAACAATTGGAAGAACAGAATAAAGTCACTTCTATAGATGGATATAAAGAGTCTAAACTAGTATCGTATATTGCATGTGGTGCAACTGGTGCTGGCATAGGAGAAGAATTATATGATGACATATTGCATGAAGAAGTATTTTTTAAAGAAGACGAAACGCCATCAAATGCTGATTTTTGTATTTTAGTTAATGGTGATTCAATGGAACCTATGTTAAAACAAGGAACATACGCTTTTATTAAGAAAGAAGATTCTATTAAAGATGGTACAATTGCACTCGTTGTATTAGATGGAGTAAGTCTTATCAAGCGTGTAGATATATGCGAAGACTATATTAATTTGGTATCTCTAAATCCGAAGTATGATGATATCAAAGTCGCTTCGTTTAGTGATATTAAAGTAATGGGCAAAGTTGTATTGTGATTAATAACGTATATTTAGCGCTTTAATATAAATATAAACAAAGGAGAAATTGACATGAAAAAAGCAATCTTAACTTTAAGTCTTATATTTATTACCTACTACCTCACTTTTAAATATATGTGGATTAAAGAATTAAAGTATTAATTATGCTTATTTGAAAAAGACGTCTATTTCAGCAGTGTTTGAAAGGAAGTTTATAATGAAAATAACTAATTGCAAAATAAAAAAAGAAACTATAGTATATGAAGTTTTAACTAGTGGTAATCAACCATTCACTTATGAGTTACCTAAAGATTTATCGTCACATAATGCGCGTAAATACTTGGAATTTATTTCACAAAAAATAGATGGCGATAAGTTAACCAAAGAAGATTCATTATGATTTTACTAATCAAAAAACGCCTACAAGTGTAGACGTTGAATGGTGGTGAGAATTTTATGGCGGATAAAAACAAAAAACAAGAAGCTACTCGTAGTAACCCAATAAACAAAAGTTTTGAAAAGCCGGGTGCCAGCGAAAACTTAAAAAGCACTTTATCAGAAAAAGCTAAGAAAAAAGATTAATATTCATTCATTAAATATAAATCCAATTTAATTTGTTGTTTAAGGTCTACAAGTGTATGTTTAATATACAATTCATCGTTTGACGGTAAATCAGATACTTTGAAATCTTGTCGCTCAACCTCTAGTAAATCGAAATNTCATAAAAGTATTCCTTATAAAATATGAATGTTGCGATACTTGCGAATCCCGCAATTGACCATGCTGTAGTGAAGTATAGAAACGGCATGAGTACAATCGCTAAGACCGTGAAGCACAACACTGCTAATAGGTAGCTTTTATATGTGTCGCTCATTTGATAATCCTCCTAATACCATTTTTTATGCTTTCTGATCAAATACTCTTCTAATTTAGAAATATTAATCAATGTTCCCGTTGCTGAATAATCAATGTATAAATTTTCTACACCTAAATTATCTTCACGGTAATATTTCAACCAGTTGTATACTGTACTTCTACATACTCCAAACAATTGATGGATTTGTGTAGGTGTTGCGTATAACTTTTTCACAAATTTTTCTTCGCCTCGATATGTGTTTTCTGGTGTTGGTGGTATTATGATTTTTGGCATCTCTATCACTCCTTTAGATAAATGTTAAAGTTTGTTATTATTCGCCCTGTATTGAAGTTCTCTATCTAATGCATAGAAAACTTTGTTTATTTCTAAGTAGCTGTAATCACTTTTTTTAATAAGCTCTAATATTTCCGCTCCTAAGTTACGTTCCTTTTCCGTTAAATAGGATGAAGAAGCATCAGCTTTGCTAGAAACTTGTGGGACGCCTATACGCAATCCTTCTGATCTTGTGTTCATTTGTTTATGCTCCTTTCGTGTATAATGTTGTTATCAACCTAAGGAGGTGATAACATGCCCTTGATATCTGATGAATTTGATACACTTACTAAAGACCAACAATATATCTTGTCCGTACTCTACAAAGATTATTTAGAATGTGTAAAGTTAGGTTCGGTTAAATTAACCTGCAATAATTTTGGAAGTGCTAAAGATATACATACAAAGTATTTTCAAAAACTACATTTCGAAGATGTAAAATACGATTTAAATAAACTTAAAAACTCTGGGTTCCTAAACGGCGTGTATGCTAGTAACACTATTTATCATGTAACAATTTCAGACAAGACTGTTGTTTACTTTGAAAATGAGTTTAAAAACAATTTAAAAAGTATCATTGATAGCATTTCTAAAATTGCTTCAATAATTCCTGGTCTCTAGTTGGGTTTATAACTTCCCAATCATTTGCCATGAGGTCATCGGCTGAAGGTTGCCAATATCTGATAAGGTTTGTCCCATCGCTATTTGAAATGATGCATTGTAAAAAACTATCATTTGTTGGTAATATCTTAGTTCGATGACTTTCTTTCCAATCTTTCCGTGTCATAGAGACAAGATTTTTTGTAGCTATCTTAGTTGCTTCTTGAATGTTCATTTGTTGTTCCACCTTTCGTGTATAATGTTGTTATCAACCTAAGGAGGTGATAAGTATGAAAGCTTGTTTATATCTTTCTAATGATAAATTTGTTGAAATCGATAATTTAGAAAAAGTGATAAAGTCAGGTCATCGCGGAACTGTTGAAATATCAAAAGAAAAAATTAAAAGTTCCTTGTTCACTAATGGCTCATATACTTTTGTTGGAGACAAAATAGTAGCTATCGCTTCAGCTAAAATCGAATTCATAGAATTTATCGATTAATCTCTTTAAGCAACTCTGCAACTGCTCGCAACAGTTCAGGGTTGTTTCTTGTTTCTAAATTACTGTTTGCATGTTTTAGTAAATTGAGTTTTAATTTACTTTTTTCTTTAGCGATTCTAAATTTTTGTAACATTTGTTGTTCCTCCTTTTAAGATGTTTGTTTAAATTTCAAATTGGCTAATATCTACACCGTATTTAATCGCCATACTCTTAATCACTGAAATGTATATCTCAACCAATCTAGGTTCATCAGTAATCACATCTAATTTTGACAACTTGTTAATCTGGGTTTTCGTTGCACCATTCGCTAGCATTTTGCCTTTGCGGTTCTGCATACGAATTTTTAAATTACAGCGTCCTTTTTCTTCTAAAGCTTTATATGCTTCAGACTTAACTTTCTGGTGCATTGCTCCGCCACCTAAATGTTGTGCAATCGCAGATAACATTTTGTTTGTGTCGTTACGCCAGTTTTTCGTTTCAATACCGACAATGTGACGAATGCCTGTGATTTCTTGTTGCATTTGTTTGTTAAACTGTTCTTGGTCTTTTTGTGCTTTGAACATCATCTCTAATGCTTGCATTGGTGTTTGTGGTACATTAAGCTGTGCTTGTTGTTTAATGTATTCATCCATTTTATGAAATGCATCAACATAAGTTGCAGTAAACAAAATGCCTTTACTACCTGTCATCTTGTTTGCTACTATGTCGCAACCTTTTTTGGTTAGTAGGTAACAAGGTTGTACTTTGTTTTGTGAATTAACATAGGTGCTTTCTTCAAAGAAATTATGACTACTCAATTTTGAGGAGTCCTCTAAAACCTTGATATAACCTTTAATGTCTCTTACTAAATTGTCGTGTCGCTTTCCTATCATTTCCGCAACTTCTCTACTGTCTACATAATGTGTTTCGTTCTGTTCTACTATTTGTAATGCTTGCATTTCAGTTTCCTCCTTAAGTTAAAACTTTCTTTTTGCGTAAGTCTTCGTTAAAAAAAATATCTCTTCCTTCTTGAGGTGTCAATTCTAACGCAAAATAAATACCATTTATTACCGGGTACGACGGTTTCGTTCTCCCGTGAATCATATTAGATAAAGTATCTCTATTAACACCAATTTCTTCAGAAAGGGTTTTGATGTTATGTTCTTTCAAAGCCATTTTAGATTTCAAAAGTTTAGCATCTATAGGCATTTCTTTTCACCACCTTTCGTATTACGTAAGTAATCTTATCATGATGTTACGAAAGAGGTCAAGCACTTTACGAAAGTTTTTTAGAAAAATATTGCAAATGCCGAAAGTTTTCCTTATAATAGAACTATCAAGTAAAAGGAGCTGTATTACGATGTGCTTTTCAAAAAGAATGAAACAATCAAGAGAAAAACAAGGTATGACTTTGGCCGAACTAGGAAGAAAAATTGGTAAAACTGAAGCTACTGTACAGCGTTATGAAAGCGGAAATATCAAAAATTTAAAAAACGATACTATAGAAAGTATAGCTACTGCATTAAATGTTAATCCTGCATATTTAATGGGGTGGGTTGAAGAAAACGATGATGAAGTACAACATCGTGCAGCTCACCTTGAAGGAGAATTGACAGATGATGAATGGCAAAGAGTTTTAGATTATGCAGATTATATAAGAAGCAAACGTAAGTAAAGGATGTATCAGATGGGATTATATGAAGAAACTTTAATACAACATGATTATATTGAAATAAGAGAGGCTGATGTGCTTCCAGATAATTTGGATGGGGTATGGTTAGGAGATTTAATTTTAATAAAGCGTGGCTTATCAGATAGAGAAAAGGCAGGAATTCTCTTTGAAGAATTAGCACATAATAAACTTACATACGGTGATATAGCCGATTACTCGAAATTCAACAATCGCAAGTTCGAAAATTACGCAAGGCGACACGGCTTTATCTCAGCAGTCCCGTTACGCGAAATTGTGGAAGCTTACAATTATGGTGTACGTAACTTGTATGAGTTGTCTGAGTATCTGCAATTGAGTGAAGAATACATATTAGAAGCAATAGAACAATATAAAAAGATATATGGTATTGGGACTCACTACGGCGAATACTCAATTACATTTGAGCCATTGAGAGTTTTTAAATATAAAGAAATATAAACAAAGGAGAAATTAAAATGAAAAGATTATTAGGTTTAACATTAGCGAGTGCGTTAGTTTTAGGCGCTTGTGGTAGCCACGACGGCGATAAGAAAGAGGAAAGCAAAAAAACTGAAACAAAGAAAGATAACAAAGATAAAAAGAAAGAAACTAAAGAAAAAGCAGAAGCGAAAAAAGAAAATGCTAATCAAAACGATAACAATAATCAAGTAAACAACGAGAACAACACAAACGTTAACAACGATCAACAAACCAATAGACCTTTAACTAAAGACGAAATATCACAAAGAGTAAAAAATGGTCACAATGTTAACGGCATGGTAGATGCAGATGGTAATACTTGGTACCAAGCACAAGGCGCAGGTGACGTTATAGGTTACACAAAACCTGATGGTACACAATGCACAGTTGGTGGTTGTGTCACACCTCAGCAACAAGAACAAATAAACGAAGCTAATTATAAAGAGATGGAAAAATATGGGTATTCTCGTGAAAAATACGATGCAATTCAAAAAGAAGCTTCTAAACTTCAACAACAAAAAGAAAATGGAGAAATAACAGCAGAAGAATTTACTAATAGGTATATAGAATTATACGACTAAGTATCTTACAATCAATTAATTGTATTGTGATTAATAACGTCTATTTAGTGATTTAATATAAATATAAACAAAGGAGAAATTGACATGAAAAAAGCAATCTTAACTTTAAGTCTTATATTTATTACCTACTACCTCACTTTTAAATATATGTGGATTAAAGAATTAAAGTATTAATTATGCTTATTTGAAAAAGACGTCTATTTCAGCAGTGTTTGAAAGGAAGTTTATAATGAAAATAACTAATTGCAAAATAAAAAAAGAAACTATAGTATATGAAGTTTTAACTAGTGGTAATCAACCATTCACTTATGAGTTACCTAAAGATTTATCGTCACATAATGCGCGTAAATACTTGGAATTTATTTCACAAAAAATAGATGGCGATAAGTTAACCAAAGAAGATTCATTATGATTTTACTAATCAAAAAACGCCTACAAGTGTAGACGTTGAATGGTGGTGAGAATTTTATGGCGGATAAAAACAAAAAACAAGAAGCTACTCGTAGTAACCCAATAAACAAAAGTTTTGAAAAGCCGGGTGCCAGCGAAAACTTAAAAAGCACTTTATCAGAAAAAGCTAAGAAAAAAGATTAATATTCATTCATTAAATATAAATCCAATTTAATTTGTTGTTTAAGGTCTACAAGTGTATGTTTAATATACAATTCATCGTTTGACGGTAAATCAGATACTTTGAAATCTTGTCGCTCAACCTCTAGTAAATCGAAATCGCTACCAGCTGAATTATAGGTTTTAAGTTCACCCTCTTCAATGATTCTGTTTTCAAAGTCTTTAATAACTATAAATACTGGTTTACCGTTGTTATTAAACAACTTGTCTCTTTTGTCTAATAAGCTTATACAATCCAAATTCATAAACTTTCTTGTTTCATTAATTAACCAGATAATGAATTTAACAATTAAAGGATTAAATACAAGCACTGTTAAAACAAAAATAATTAGAAACCAAATATTTGCTTTTAGACCTGTAAGCAACTGAAGTAAACTCAAATTTTTTAAATCAACATTATTAAAAATTATAAAAGTATAAAACCATATCAAACATGTTTCAATAGAAAAAATCAATAATACAGGAGTATTGATAATCTTGTTTTTTTCACTAACTAAACCTATCATTGTTAGATATTTATATGGTATGTAACCTAAAACTCCTGTAAGAAGAAGCGCCCCTAGAAATTGAGTCATCTTATCACCTACTTTTTATTTTATTATAACATATTTAGTACCTAGTACTAAATTTTGGGTAGCCCGCCTACCCTTATTATTTTTTGCCAATTTTGAGGAGGGAACGCATGAAAACACGTTGTTACGATGGTAAAAAATGGCAATATGAATTTAAGCATGAAGGAAAAAGATACCGTAAGAAAGGTTTTAGAACAAAGCGTGAAGCTAATTCTGCTGGACTAGACAAGTTAAATGAGTTAAGAAGTGGTTTTAATATAGATAACTATATAACTCTTGAAGAATACTTCGAAAATTGGATTAAAACGTATAAACAACCTGTTGTTAAAGAAAATACCTACCGTCATTATAGAAATGCATTACAACATATACAAAAACATAAAATAGGTAAAATGGAGTTATCAAAGATAAATAGACAAGTTTATCAGAAATTCATAAACGACTATTCAAAAGAACACGCAAAAGAAACTATAAGAAAAACAAACGGTGCTATTCGGTCAGCTTTAGATGACGCATTATATGATGGACTTATTTTTAAAAACCCCGCTTATAAAGTTAATTATAAAGCCGGAAAACCTACGAAGTCAGAACAAGAAAAATTCATCTCGGTAACTGAATATGAAATACTAAAAGATCACGTCAGAAAGAAGAGAACTCGTTCATCATTAGCGTTATTCATAATGATTTGTACGGGTTGTCGTGTCAGTGGTGCAAGAAATATAAAGACTGAGCATATCAACCAAGTGAAAAACACTATATTTATTGACGAGCGAAAAACCGATACTTCCCCTAGATATATCAGTATCGCTAAATCTGATATGAAACACATTATGGACGTCATAAGTACATTTGCAATTAGCTATGATGGTTACATTTTCAAAGAAGCCGGATCTATAATTAACCTTCAGGCTATCAATAATGCTTTGAAATCAGCCTGTAGAGTCAATAATATACCAATTATTACATCGCACGCATTAAGACACACTCATTGTTCTTATTTACTAGCAAAAGGTGTATCTATACATTACATTTCTAAAAGATTAGGTCATAAAAATATAGCAATAACTACATCCGTGTATTCTCATTTGTTAGAAGAAAAATTTAATGAAGAGGACAAAAAAACAACTAAAATTTTAGAAAGTATGTAATTTAGGGACCCATTAGGGACTCCAAACCCAATAAATACTGTTGTTACAAGGTTTCTATGTATCCAAACTGGGGGCAATATAAACGCGCTGATTTAATCGGACAATCTTCTTATATTAAAAATAATGATGTCGTAATATTCAATGAAGCATTTGATAATGGTGCATCAGACAAATTATTAAGTAATGTGAAAAAAGAATATCCTTATCAAACACCTGTACTCGGCCGTTCTCAATCAGGGTGGGACAAAACTGAAGGTAGCTACTCATCAACTGTTGCAGAAGATGGTGGCGTAGCGATTGTAAGTAAATATCCTATTAAAGAAAAAATCCAGCATGTTTTCAAAAGCGGTTGTGGATTCGATAATGATAGCAACAAAGGCTTTGTTTATACAAAAATAGAGAAAAATGGTAAGAACGTTCACGTTATCGGTACACATACACAATCTGAAGATTCACGTTGTGGTGCTGGACATGATCGAAAAATTAGAGCTGAACAAATGAAAGAAATCAGTGACTTTGTTAAAAAGAAAAATATCCCTAAAGATGAAACGGTATATATAGGTGGCGACCTTAATGTCAATAAAGGCACTCCAGAGTTCAAAGATATGCTTAAAAACTTGAATGTAAATGATGTTCTATATGCAGGTCATAATAGCACATGGGACCCTCAATCAAATTCAATTGCGAAATATAATTACCCTAATGGTAAACCAGAACATTTAGACTATATATTTACAGATAAAGATCATAAACAACCAAAACAATTAGTCAATGAAGTTGTGACTGAAAAACCTAAGCCATGGGATGTATATGCGTTCCCATATTACTACGTTTACAATGATTTTTCAGATCATTACCCAATCAAAGCCTATAGTAAATAGTGCTCAACTAACTAATAACTTGCTTCGTTCTAAAAGGACGAAGCGAGTTATATTGTTAAAATTTGAATTGACTTACATTTTAATAAAATCATCTTAACAACTTTAATTTTTCATTAATACAAGTCTTTACTCTACACTCAAACAAGATTCATACACTGCACGTCATAATAAATCTATCTATTCAAATATAAATAAAAGTTACCTACTACATTCTATGTAGCAGGCAACTTTTATTACTTATTTCTTTTCATTATCATTAAGTACTTTTACAAACTTCACATTATGTGTCTTCCAATCAACTTCATATAATGCTGATAATTTTTCTTCTTTTTTATCTACATGGTTTTCACCAGACCAATAGCCCCAGAAACCATGGCGATTCCAATCTATTTTAAACTCATCCATTGATCTTTTATAATGAACAACAAATTGTGATTTACCTTTGTCTTTTTTATCATGTGACATAACAGCTAAAAATTCTGGATTAAACCCTTCAGACACAGTTACAGGCATTTTGTCTTTAGGTGTGAAATTATCTTTCGCCCATAAATTTCCATTTCGTGTTAAAGAAAAAATTTCACTTTTAGTTCTATTATCACTATCATTAGTTAATTGTCTCGTATGGTCATGTCCCATATTATTTATCAAATGTGCTTCTACTTTCCAACCTACACCTTTATGTGACGTAGATTGATCAAGTAATGTACGATATGATGGTTGTTGATAACTAATCGTCTCTGAATAATTACTCTCTTTTGTAATATTTCCAGTTAAGCCTCCACGATTAATCGAAAAATCTCCACCTGTTTTATAACCATACGTATATTTAACTTCTCTTGATTCATCCTGATTTTTTGGTGCAAAGTCAGTCACATTTGTATTGTTGTTGTCATCAACATTTTGAATTGAAACTGAATAAGATCCAGGCCATCTTAATGTACTATTCCAATAACCATTTGGGTCTAAAATTCTCAAACCACTACCAATTGTACCTTTTGCTTTAATAAATACTGTTTCTTTATCATAATTAGGTTCAGTTAAGAAATTAAATTGTAAGCTTTGAGTAATATTTTTTTGACTATCACTTGTTGTAGCTGTACGTGTATACATTTTAGTATCACCATCAAGATTCTTCTCAGAAACTTGTTTGATTTCAGAATTAATCTTTGCAAATGAAGTAGCTGGTAATACAGTGAAAGTAGTCGATAGTGCTAACGTACAAATTGTGATATTTTTACATAGTTGTTTAATCATTAGTAATCCGCCCTTTCAATATTATCCTTCTTTATAAGGTTTATTGTCATCAGAATATTTATCAACGACTTTAACTGTTTTATTTTTCCAATCAACTTCATAAGTGACAATTAATCTTTGACCATCTTTATTTTTTTCTAAAATTGGAGGTGCATAATGTATTCCAGGTCTGTTTTTCAAAATATCTTGATTTCGTGTGTATGTTACTTCAAATTGCGTTTTCTCATTTGACTTTTCATTAGATAAATAAGTTAAAAATTCTGGATTAAAGCCACTTCTTACTAATGCTGGGTATCTATATTTTGAAGCAAAGCTTAGTTCAGGGTTTTCTACAGTAGCAATTCTCGTATTTCTATAGAATAATAATTCATCATTTCTATTTTTCACTTCTCCACCATACTTCAAGTCATTCGCAATAACTGACCAGTGTACATGCCAGTTATTATTTTTACCGCTGGCAATTGTGTCATAATTTTGCTGATTATAACTAATCGTTTTGGAGTAGCTATTTGATGAAGTTCGTCCAATACCTTTTGTTGAATCGAATTTACCACCTGAGCTATATGAAAATGTACTGTCTACTTTTGCAGTTGAAATTTTATTTTTCGGCAATTGGTCTAATATTTCAGTTTTACGATTTCTTTTTACTTGAAAATCTACATGGTACTCACTTGGATACTTTAACCAATTTGAATTTTTTTCTTCTTTATGAGATTCAAACTTTAAATTTGAATGAATTGAGCCTTGTTTTTTAACAAGTAATACATTCTTGTCATAAGTTGGATCATCGATAAAGTCGAATTGTAAATTTTGGAGTATATTTGTTTTCTCATCATATACTGTTTCAGTTCGTTTTGTGATTTTACCGTTTTTCCCAATATCATCCGGTGCTGTTGAATTTTTATCTTTATTAGTAACATTACGTTTGTCTTTTTGTTGAGACTTATCAACATGTTCTTTCTTATTTTGGTCTTGAGAGTCTTTATGAGCTGAATTTGCTTGAGTCGTTGCTGCTGATAACAATAAAATTGCACATGATAATGATGACGCTATTAAAACACGTTTTTTATTTTTCATTGTTATAACCTTCTTTCTTATGATTGATATTTGTTGATATGTATCGACATGTGAATAATATCAC